TCGGTGTCCTCGTACGCGTGGGCGACGAGCGCCGCCGCCGCCGGCGGCAAGTCGTCCCGGTCGCGATGGTTGCGGACCAACCATTCCGCCGCATCTCTCGCGTCGATCTCCTCCCACTCGTCTCGTGTGTGTCGTATCCATACCCACATCTTAGACAACCCTCGCCCCATGTCAATAGTTTCGGCTCGATTCTGCCCCCGAATTCAGGAAATATTTTTCCACTCGGCGGAAACTGGTGCGGCGTAAACGGTTACGGCGGGGAAAAACTTTGGCTGTAACCAGAAAACCATTGCTCGAGCGGTTGCGAATCGGCAATAATATACTGCCGGAAATCGAACATCTTGCAATCGCGCCGACCAAACATAGGGAGGGAACTACGATGCCACAACAGAAACAACGCTACTGCCGCGCCTGTTCGCGGAAGACGCTCCACGTCAAAGGAGACGTCCAGAAGATCGGCTGCGCCCCGCACGTCATTCTGACGATCTGCACCTGCGGGCTGTGGCTGATCGTCGCGCCGCTGATCGTTGGGCTGGAGATGTTCGCCGCGCTCGGACAACCGTGGCGATGCCAGAGTTGCGGGCGACGAAACTAAGGCCACAGATCCCACGGGCACGTCTCGCCGGCCAGCACGGCGCGGTGATGTTCGCACGGCGTGTAGCCGAGGCATGGGTGGCGCTCACAGGTATAGCAGATCAGCACCGCGTCAATTTCTCCGATCCCACCACCGAATGCCGGGCACTCGCGAACGACCCTGCGCCTCCTGACGTGCTTGCAGTTGACGCACTCATGCAATCCATCAGATCGTACGATCCATTCGCAGCGCGTCATGGTGTGCTGACGTACATTTTCGCGGAGGATAGATCACAGCACACCGCATTGCTCGATTGCAGCGTAAGTTCCTCGTTGCTAAAAGCCCAACACTCCTGCTGCACCCCGGAGAAATCCTTTTCGAACCGCGCTATCAACGTGCCGCCAAACGCAGTTGTGATGTCCGCTCGCAATATCGATGTGCTGCCGCTAAAGATGTAACTCACCGTGCAAGACAACGCCCGCCCACGATATTGCGATTCGCACGTTGAATTCAACGTGAACGTCCAATAGTTTCCGAGTCCAGCATAGTTGTCGCACACCGCTGAATATACATCATTAGCATCAGTACACGGCCAGCCGCATGGATTCGGACACGGTGGAACCTGATACGGGTCCGCGACAACCCAACCAGTGATTTCCACGTCCAGTTCTAGCGGACACGTTTGCTCCTTGCATGACGTGCTCTTGCATCTACAGTTCGGACAATCCGAGCTTTCCCACCACAAGCGATAATAATTAAAATAGTCTGCCGTTTTGGCGCCTGAGATTCCAGACGCCGTGAGCAGTCCCGCTCTGCCACCATTTTCAAGATTAGTGATGACGCGTTTGTGCGAACCGCCATCGGACGAGCGGTAGTATGATACGATCGCAGGATAACTAGCCGTCTGCGGATAGTAGCACAATGCAACAATCGCCGCCGTCGTTAGTCCGGTTGCCAACAACGCCGGCGTGCCATCGATCACCTCGTACAAATTTCCGTCAAGAGCATAGCCATAGTTGTCGGCATCCTGATAGGCAAACACGATGCCGATGTTCGTGGTGTCGAGATCCACCGTCAGAAATTGACTGCGACTTGAGGCGACTGTGAGCACCATCGAGTCCGACGTGCTCGAGGAGGCTTTGTTGCTTGCGATGTCAAAATCACCGGCGATTTCCTCCCATGCGCCGCCCATGTCGTCATTGTCTGACCGATTGAACGTGTCGAGCAAAACCTCACAGCAGCAGCAATGAGCCGGAGAAAATTTCACGAATCAGCACTCCGCTTCCGTGATCACCCATTTCTGTTCATCGCGAAAAAATCGCATCACGCATTCAGAACCTGATGCGATGTCATTGCTGCCCTCCATCCATAAATGGCAGGTGACATTTTCACTGGTGTCCGCCCCGGCATACCACAGACTCACGGTGCCAGACGAACCGGAGGAAATCGTGCTGTCGGCAACGCCTTTGTAAAGTGGCGCCTGAAACGCTCCCACACGGACCAATCCCCACCACGTCGCGTCAACCTGCTCTGTGTAGAGGATCTCCGCGGCACCGTACCAGTTGCTCGTCAATCGGTATGTGTTGTGAGCGATGTCCGCGTACGGATGATCCGCATAATCCATGTCCAGCTTGGCGACCACCAGCCCATCAACCACCCCATATCCGATCGAACCATTGGCGATCGGCTCCGTGAGTACGGCGAATCTGCCGATGTGCGCGTAGGTCGGTGTCGGCGTGGAGGTATTTGGCTTTGTTCCGCTCCAGATCACATGGCTAGCCCACTCGATGGCATTGACTCCAGAATCATCGAATGTGTCCGCATCAATTACCACATCATCGAGAGCGAGGATGTCACCCGTTAAACATCCCGTACCGCTGGCGTTTTTGATAAGAACGTTGTCGATTGGAAACTGCCGATCCGGCGCCTGCGGAGAACGCCGGCGATACCCCTCCAGAGCATCGGCACTGGCCGCGGATTCGGCTGTCGTAGGTGGTCGCCACGTTTGACCTTTTCTGTACCGCCTCATCAACCACCACCCCATCCGAAAACGCTCGCGTACGCTCTCCACTCGCGCCCGCGAGGCCGAATGATCTCGATGTAGTCGATCGCTCTTACGGCTTTCGTGTTGCCACCGCCATCCTCGTCTGTGCTCCACTTGTAGACTGGGCTGATCACATCGAAACCTGTTTTCGCATCTATCGTAATTCCACCCACCTCAAGATCGGTTTCGTTGCGCGAAACCTCGAAGGAATACTCTGCCGATGCCTCGCATTCAGATTCCGTTGCGTTGCCGCCGGCATACGCGATTTCACCTGGAGCGTAGCCGAGAAACGTATCGGAGTTTGGATGCCCGACCAACGCACCAACCGCCCGCAGATACGCATGATTGAGAAACATCTTAGGGTGTCGATACGAAATCACAATACGAGTCTCGTTGAACGGCACGTCGACGCCAACGACTTCGCGGCCGTTCCAGATGACTCCGCCATTTCCTCCAGCGGGACGGCTGGCCGTCGGATACCCTGCGATGAGCGTTCCAGCCGTTGCCTTCGCCATACCAGCAGCATGCTCCACTCTTACGAGATAAGTTCCCACCTGTTTGTTAAATGGTGAGTACGTCACGCCAATCTCGTAGAGCTGGGCATAGTACGACTCGTACAACTGGATCGAATTCCAGTAGAGCGTGCCCAGCGGCGTATTATAGGTAAAATAGCTCATGTTGATCAGGCCCATCACCTGAGAAGACACCGCGTCAAAGCAGTCGCCGCCACCAGAATACGGAAGCGTTCCTCGCGCTCGAAACTTTCGGACGATCGTCAAGTTGTCACGATCGAGCGTCATGTCCGATCCGGTTATTAACTCAAGCGTCAATGCCATCACGCCACCTGAAACGATGCGAGGAACCGCTCGTAAAGCGATACGATGTATTTGGTACTTTGATTGCCGTCCTTGGTCAGCAAACCGATATCCCGCAACAGTTCGGCCATCTGGTGGATGTTGGACGCCATCTCCTCTTGCGGACCTCCACCCTGGTAACCTGATATCGTCGCGGCCGCCGCAGAGTAAGTCGCCGTCAATGCCGATCCCCTGTCAGCAGCGGCGCCCCGCTCGCCGGTTATGCCCCTATCTCCGGGTGCGCCTGGCGCACCTGCCGCGCCGATGACGCCCCCCCTGCCTGTCGCGCTTTGTTCCACTACAACACTTTCCCTCGCCTCGGCAATCATGCTCGCCAGCGCCGCTTTCACATTTGCGACCTCCTCAGGATCTTTGAAGTTTTTTACTCCCGAAAACAAATCCTGAAAACGTGCGACGAATGCCGCACGCGCCTCGGACGATAGTCCTTCGACGGCCTGAGCAAACTGCGCAGCCATCGGAGCTATCGTTCGCACCACGGTTGCCCCCGCCGCGCGGACTCGCTCCATGTGTGATCGCGAGGCAGACAATACATCAGCACCGAACTCTCGCAATGCCGGGTCAATTTCTGACGCAGCAATGCCGATGGCATCCGCCAATCGCCCGGCGGCCTGAGCGGATGCTGATCCTACTTCTGTTCCAAATTTTTGCATCGCCGGCGACAATTCCGCTGCCGCCGAACGCGTTGCGTTTGCCATTCGCACCCCATGATTTTGCGCCGCTATCGCAAGATCAGAGCCAAAATCTGCCAACACGTCGCTAGGGTCGGCATATTGTCTGGCCAGACCTGCCAACGCAGCTTCTCCGAGTCCGCGTTGACGGGCTGTTTCCTCTTGTGATTTCCGAGACTGCTGTTGTTCCAGTTCGGAAATCGGCGACTTCGCACGCCGCGATTGATATTCCTGGTAGATTTTGATCGGTGCCGTAAGCAAGTTGCCGGTCAAAGCGGCTTTGATTACTTTGCCTACTGTTTTCGCCGCCTCGATCGAAACCTTTACAAAACTATCAATAACGGCAGTCAACGCCGTGTCTAACATTTCGGCCACGAAATGAAACGCATCCGCAAGTAAGTTGCGCACAAACTCACCTGCGACAATAAATCCATTCACGAACGCGGCATGCGCATTCTGGATGGCGATCGAAGCAAAACCTTTGAATGCATCCCAAAACGCCTTCACCAAATCAAAGGCGAACATAAAGTTAGACTTCAGACTGGTAAATACGAACTTAAACGCACCGGCACCAGCCGCTTTCAGTAATTCCCACAGTGGTTTCGCAAGGTTCGCCGCCAATGAAAAAAGAGTTTTCCATGCCTCGACATAGAACGAAAATACCGGGCCAGCAACGGATGTCGCCATCTTCCAGAAAGCGACAAGCACATTCTGCGCGAACTGAAATTGTGATTTCCAATTTTCGATCACGAATTGAAACGCCGCGCGTGACGTCGCCTTAAACAACTCCCACAACGCAACTACCGGCTGGTGCCAGCCGGATACGACAGTTCGCCATGCTTTACCCAACGCTGCGAACGATACCGCCACCAACCCAGGGATCAAAGTGCGAAATACATATGTCACCCGAGCAGCGATTTCGGAGAATGCCACAAGCGCGGACGTTTTCATGATCTCAAAAGCAAGCGCAAACTTGCCCGCTGACAATGCTGCATATATCGCACCGAAGATGCGTTTCGATTCCGCGAGCAAAGAAGCCAGTACGCCCTTGACACCTTCGACCGCGGTTTGCCCTGAGTCGGTCCATGTCGCCCATGCGGCGACACCGGAAATGAGAGCGGCTGATATCAGGCCGATCGGGGAAAGAACAATAGATGCGATTGTAGCGAAACCGCCAAAAGCGAACGCTGCAATCCCCGCCGCTACTCCAGCGGCAATCAACGCACTGCCCAACGCACCGGCGGCAGCCGCAGCACCAGCAGCTACGACCACCAGATTCCTGTGCGCCTTGATCCACTCGATCGCGGACTGCGCAGCCTGAGTGATCCGCCCGACGATATCCGTTAGGACTGGCGCAAGGGATTCGCCGATGGCGATCGCCACGCCTTCTATGGACGACTTGAGAATACGAAACGCCCCGCCAAGACCGGCGTCCATCTCGGCCGCGGTCTTATCGGCTGTTCCCTGTGCCTTATCAAGTTCGTCGCGAAGATCGCGAATAGAACCGGCCATCCGTCCAGTCGCTGATGCCGCGGTGATGCCAAGCAACCCAAACGCCTCGTTGAACTTCTGCGCTCGTTCCGCTGTTCCAAGATCGGCCGTCGCCTTGTTGACCTCATCCAGCACATCAACCAGCGGTCGAGCGTTTCCAGCGGCATCGACAAAAGAGACACCAAATATCTCCCGCATCTTCTTTGCTTCGCTGGCTGTCATTGTTAGCAAACGACGTAGAGCGTTGCCCGCAGATGACGCCTGAATGCCGACATTTCCTAGCCCACCAAGGATAGCGAGCGTATCTTCCATCGACATGCCAAAATCAGCCGCCACGGGGCCAGCGTAGCTTAATGCGTCGCCCAACTGCTCGACCGAGTTGAAGGACTTGTTTGCCGTCGCGGTGAGAATATCGGCCACTCTGGCAGCGTCGGTGGCGGCCATGCCGAATTGCCGGATAGATGCGGACATGATGCCTGCGGCGAGCGTTGCGTCGGTTCCAGTCGCCCGTGCAAGAGAAAGCACCGCGCCTGTCATCTCGTTGATTTGCGCCGGCGCAAATCCCGCGCGGCCAAGCTCGGTCATAAGATTTGCGACTTGGCTCGCGGTAAACGACGTTGACGCACCAAGCCGCTTTGCCGTGTCGGTGAGAGATGCGAAATCCGCTTCCGATGCCTGCGTCACCGCACGAACAGACCGGATAGCATCGTCGAAGCTCGAAAAAGTGCGCACGGATAGTGCAAACGGAGTGGCCGCTGCAACTCCAGCCGCCGCGATCCGCGCACCAAGAGCGGTTGCCGATTGCCCGAAGTTCCTTAGGCTATCCTGTGCACCTCTGAGCGCACGCACAAGCTGACGGCTCATGTCGTTCTGCAGGAACAATCTGACAAAGGCCCTGCCGGCTTCTATATCCGCTCTGCTTGGCATGTCATCCCCTTCCGGCGTTCCTGTGCATTTCGCGTTCCCGCTCTACCGCCGCTTTCGCCTCACGCATCGCCGGCGTGTCAGGCACGCCATAGTTGCCCCACTCGATCAGGCTTCCGGTTGTGATAAACCGCTCGGCATCGAATCGTCTCTCCTGCCACACGAGGCACCGCACGTCAACCGCCAGCGATCTGCGAGCCTCTCGCGCACCAACAGCCATCAGCCAGAGGTCTCGGAGGGTGTGTCCTCTGGGGCTGACGTGACATTCCCCTGCGAGTCTGCGACAAGCGTCGACTGGATGGCATCCGGTTCTGATACACACGTTCCTTCCGGCGATGGCGGCAAACTGCCAGTTTCCGTTGCTTGTTCGCGAATCATCTCCATTACTTCGCGCTGCACCTCCGCGTCCATTTTCAGGAAACCCATTGCCAGTTGAAGTTGATCCGGCGTCATGTCCGGTTGACTTTTTAGCTTCCGTAAACTCGACAGCATCCCGGACCATTCGCTCTCCGGGAAAAAATCCGCGAGCGCCTCAAGCAATGCCTCGCGTGCCCGAATAATAGCATCCTTTCTGATCTGCTTCTGAAACTCCACGGCAGGCTTCCTGCGCTCTTTCAACTGATCGTCAACCGCGACGGAAAGCACGCGAATCAACGCCTTGACGTCACGCTCGACCGAAAGCAATCCGGTAGCGGACAGGTCCGCCAAATCGACTTTCGCCTCCTTGTCGATCCGATCCAAGAGAAACCCGTCAAACTCTAAACGCCATTCCTGCCCGATTGCATCTGCGAACTTACTCACTGGTATCTCCTTTCGATTACAAAAAACGCCCCGCCGGCCGCGCAACCGACAGGGCGCTATCGGAGTCTGCCGGGCAACCGACAGGATCACATGGATCACGACGCGACCAAGCCGACCAAGCAATACATTGTCGCCGCATTCAGCGAGTCGTGCGAAACTTTCGACGCCGCAACCGCATTGCCGGTGTAGTCGTTGCTGTCGCCTGCCGACACGTTCACGATCTGATCGCACCCGCCGTTGGCCGTTTCGTGAACCAAGTCAATCTCGTTGACCTGCGTACCACCGGAATCCAGAAAATCAATGTGTGCCTTGGCACCAGTGTCGTTGGGATTGCGGTAAAACACGCCGACGATTTGGGCATCGTCGCCGTCAAAATCCATTTCCCAATCGATCTGCTCGACAACCGCGATGGTATTCGTCCCGTTGGCAGGCAGGTTGTCGCCAGCACCGTTGGCTACAGTGATCGCGTTGCCTGACACGGTCGCATCGCAACCGTACCGCACGCCACCGCTCCAGTACACATCGACCACGTCTGAATTTTCGATCCCGTGATCCGTACCGGGCATGGTGATGATGCCATTGGCATTGTCGGTCATGTTGCCGTTGGTCTGATTCGCGGCCAGGCCATTGAGCGCTTTCGTATAGGCCAATGCCGACTCAAACGAAACGGCGGCCGATTGGTCGTTGAACGAATAACCCGGAAACGAAAATGATCGCATCTCTTGTGCTTGAGGCATCTCGCCATTCTCCTATATGTATTTTCCCGAATCCTCATCACCCAATCGGGTCGCTCAAGTCGTGACGAAATCTCGACCGTATGCGGAGGTCGGATGCAGTTCAAATTCCACGGTCTGGCCTTCGCCAATTGGTCCCGCGCTGGCGTACTTGATCCAGCAATCACCGTCAAACGCCACCTCGCCTGAAGCAATTCTCAAAAATTTGAACGCTTTGCCGACAGGTGGATTGGCGTCTGCCGCAGCCAGCAGGGCCGTCATGTTGGTGTCGCCGTCGTGGTAAACCATCGAGAACGTCGGTTGCGAGTTTTTCTTCACCGGATACTCGTCCATTTGCGGAACGGTCGTGCCGTCTCCGCGATCCGGCAAATCAACGAAATCAAAATCGGCACCGCCAGGATCGGCATCCACCACGTTGTCGTCAATGTGTGTGTCTGCAGTACTGCCGGCCGTACCGTAGTACACCAGCATCTCGTGGCCTTTACGTTTCTTCGCCATCTGTTATTCTCCTATTGAATCGCCCCTTTCCACTCTCTGTGGAATCGGGCAAGGTTCCTTTGCAACGCCTGGTGCATGAATGGCCTGGCAGGGTACGTCACACTAAACGTCTGTTGCGGTGGATCGTCTTTGCGAGGTCTTCCGCGACTTTTTCGTTTCTTCCGTCTTTGAACCGTGCCCCCGTGTTCCAACATTTGCGCCAACCACGGCGGACGACCACCGACCTTCACGCGGCTATAGGACGGACCGATGACCACATCATCTTTCTGTTCAGCGGCAACCATGATCGACCGCCGCAGCCGACCAGTGTGAGCGTGCGGAGGACGTCCAGGTTTCGACGGCCCCGTCGCGAAGACCATCGACTCGATGGCCGTTTTGCGGATCGAAAACGCGGCATGTCGCACACTCTTGTAAGCGCCCTTGTCTTTCGCGCGCTCAACCTTGCGAGGAAATGCCGTCAACTTCACCTTCACGCCTATCATCACCCGCTCACGATCCGTTTTGTCCTGACTATCCAGGCATAACCTGCGGCGTGCTGGACCAGTTCCGAACCCTTCCCTCCGAGCATCACTTCCCACACGTCGCTGTTGCTATCGGTGATTCTGTCGCCTGACTGAGGAGTCACCGCAACATCGTTAATCTCGTAGTCGGCCTTTTTGACAAGCCATTCACGGTCCCAGTATCTCGTTCGCGCCATTTGGCCACTCGTATCGTCTCCGCTCTCCACGGCGACCGCAGTTATCTCAGTGCTGTTGGCAGCCCTGGATAAAGTGACCGTCTCCCCAGCCGCGTCAGCAACGGTGTCAATCATCCATCGCAGTCCGTCTGAAAACCAACTCATGACGGCACCTCGGCGGCTTTCTCCTGTTCCTCTCGCCAGCGTCTGGCTCGATCTACGATAGCGTCGTCATGTTTCTGGTACTTGTTCCACCGGTGCCCGCAGTCGCGGCAAAAGCTAGGGGCTTGCCCGTTCATCTTGTGTCCAGCGATGCTCGGCAACTGATCACGCCATCGCTTCGCGATATCCGAAAACGGCTCTTGAATCAGATTGCCCAGCGTTGCTTTGCCCTGCCAATCGTAGCAGCACAGATGCGAATTGCCGTATGTGTCGAATATCAATTCAACAAACGGCCGCAAGCATGGAGCCTCTTTATCCGCTGGCTCGATCTGATGCAGACGACCATCAAGAGGCGCGTTTTGAATGACCTTGCACCCTACGTTTTTCGCCTGCAGTCTTGTAACACCACGTCGAGACGAGTCATCGTAGTCGCTCACGATGATCTGCTCGAACGCGAGGAAGTGCCCGCACTCCTCGGGAATCAGCGTGCCGTTTGTCCACAGAATGAACCTGGCTGCCGGCACCTTCGACTTGATCTCGTTCATCAATCGGAACATGCGATCCGCTTGCATCAGTGGTTCGTTGTAATAAATCCAGCCGATCAGCCCGGTGAAGCCCAACTTAGTGTACGCCTCGACCGCGGCGTTGACGATCGTGATATCGTCCATGTCTTGCGACGTATCAAGATCACCATACCGATCCTCACGCATGTTCGGGCATTGATCGTGGAGCGTACCGTAGTTGCACTCCCGGCCAAGCTCGAACTCCAGCATTTGAACCAATCGAAGCGGCAATGCGTCGATTTCGGCTCGCCACTTATCGGCCGTGTTCTCGTCGCCGTCCTGAAAACTGCCCCAGGAGGAATGCGTGCTGAAATCAACCGAGCCGTGATGCACAAGCCGCACCTTGGTTGTGATGTACGTGTCCTTGACGCCGCGATTCCATAGATCCCTGGAAAACGCCCAGTCCTCGCTTTCCCTCTGGTGCATCCACTTGCCATCCTCTCCGCGTATCGCGCGAGTCGGGAAGCGGAAATACATGTCAAGCTCGCCCGTGTTGGTCACGGTGCGAAACACAGGTCGGCGCAGATCGCACACCCATAGCGCGGTGTTGTGCAAGAGCGGTCGCTCAGGATAGCCCGCATCGACGTTGTTGAAAGTCGGCGGAAGTTTTTCGAGGCACTCTCGGACGGTAAAGCGTCGGAACGGCCGCCACTGATCTTCTAGATCGCAGATACCGACGGATGTGAGTCCTCGCCCATCCTTGATCGGCGAGGCTACCGAAACCAGAGATGCGTTGAGTTCGTCCATTTCCTGAAGCAGGACGTCAAGCCAGCAAATTTTAGGATCGGGGCTGATGTCTCCGTGGAGCATGGCGAAGTGCGTGATCTCGCCGGACTCGTATAAGTTCATCGCATCAGCCCACAATACGTTGAAGTCCTCCTGACCGCTAAATCCGAATCCACCGTTAAACGGCAGGCACTCATGTTTCGCGGTTGATCTGACGACTCCCATCACGGTGCCCCAACACACGTTTTTGCCGGGAACCGCAAGATAAATTCGATATTTCATTTGTCACTCCCGAAACGCCCGGCAAGGGTTTCAGCGGTCTCGGGTACGCCTCCACCCCAGCCGGACAGTGAGGAAAAAGTTACGCAACATCCGTCGCTGCGTGGAGTCCATACCACGCATTCGTGCCTTCGCTCACGTAAATTCCGACCGTGTTCGCGGCGACCGTGATGGCGTTGTTCGCGCCAGCGTTGTTGACCTGCTTCCCAACCGGCGGATAGATCAGCAGCGTCTTGTCGGTCACCAGGTTCACGACGATACACTGCGCACCGTCGACACAACTTGGAAGTTGCACGCCCTTCGCGTTGTCGGAGGCCGCAACCAAATTGAATCCCTCGCTCAACGCTCCGGCGGTCGCAATGTTCCCGCCGGCCGCGTTGACTAACGCGGTGGGAATGCGAGGCATCTTGCCGAGCGTCAGGCTCGCGGCGTTGGTGCCGATCGTGATGGCGCCCTTGGTCGCGCCCGTGCCGGACGAGTCGATTGTGATGGCGCCTGCAGTACCGTTTGTCGCATCGCCGGCACCGGACAGGATGGTCACCGCACCGCCGGTATTGCCCACCGTCGGGCCTGCTCCACCTGCAATACTGATCGCGCCACCATCACCACTTGCGGCATTGGTTGCGGCTCCACCGGTAATGGTCACCGCTCCACCGTTGGAGCTTGCACCAGCACCGGATACACCGCCGACAACACTCGCCGCTCCACCGTCTCCGGTCCCTGCTCCGGCTCCACCGGTCGCGGACACTGCCCCGCCGGCCGCGTTGCCGTCACCGGCACCACCAGCAATCGCAATGGCTCCACCTGCTCCGGCATTTCCGGCCTTCCCGGTCACGGCCATCGACGAATCCGAGCCGGTGATATCATCGGCCGTCACACTGCCCGCGATCGTGTTCGTCCTCTTGGCCGCCGTCAACTTCACCCGGACATGGGTTGCCGTGTTCGCCGCGTTGGCGACACAAACACCCATGATGTTTCCCGTCGAGTTGTCCGCCGCGCCGGTGTTGCTGCCGACATCGGTTTCCGAGGAATTCCAGTAGACCGCATCGCCGACGGTGAACACGTCCGCCGTTTTTGGCACGTCAAAGACACCTTCCACGGCAAGCGATCCCTGCACGTTGGCGGTGATCGCCTGCGTGGCGACAAGCGGAATCGAGCCGATTTCCACAACCGCTCCGATTGCCACGTTTGACGACGGAGTGTAGTCGATCGTGTCGCCGTGGCTTTGGACGGTTTTACATGCTGTTTGAGCCATTTGTTTTTCTCCATTTGGAAGGATTCGTCATGTAAACGACCGCTTAGCGGTGCATTAACTAGGCCCCGGCACTCCACACGCTCGCACGATACTCGGCCGAATCAACACCGAAATCATGATAGCCTCTGAATTTGATGCCGAGCGTTTCGAATTCAGCATCCGTCGCTTCGACCGTTGGGGCCTGCACGCCGTTCAGAAAACAGACGTGAAACGTCGCCAAAATCGAGGGATCACAGCACAAACCCCAGTGAGTCGCCGAATAGCCGGTGTAACCGCTATCGGACAATTCAGGCACAATGATCGGGCGGAAGCGATTGTAGTAAATGTTGCTCGTCATCGTCTTGGTCGATGCGGTTGTGTCCCGCATCTCCTGCGACACGTACAGCTTCCTTGCAGTCGCTTCCAAATCGCTTGGGACGATGAGCTTGGTCGGCTCGATTGCAATCCGCATCGCGGCGTCCGTTGCATCCGCGCCAGCAGGTTTCGGCGCCTTTTGGTCGCGGAACAGCTTGACCGCGGTATTGAGCCCGGGCTCGCCAAGTACCGTAGCCGCTCCGCTTTGGTAGTTGCCGCGCGCACTCGTCCAGAATGCGGCGCCGTTGACGGCCGCAAGCCAGGCTGTCCAAAACACCTTGCTGATCGTCATCGCGGCGTACATGCCAAGACGCGTACGGATCATGTCGAACGCTCCCAGGTCATCATTGATGATATCCTGGCGCGTCAATGCCAGCATGCGACCGTAAGTCTTGGCCTGCATGGTGTAGGTTTCCTGACCCAGCGCACCGTGATGAAATTCACCGCCGGGACCGATCTCCTTGTACTCCAGCGATTCGGTCATTCGAAAAGCAGTGACTTGCTTGAAGTCCCTCACGCTGCGAGTCGCGGCAACTTCCCGCCACGTACCCGGCGCCATGTTGAAGCCGTCCAACAGCACCTTGTTGCCGGCCTGCGTCAACATCGTGGTGATGTTGTGCGTTGTGAACGCAGCCCGCATGACCTCAAGATAGTTACCGTTGTCGATCCACTGGCGGCCCGTGTAACCGTTGGCCTGAGCGGCAACCATGATCAGCTGGTTGACGCCGAGGTTGCGGTAGTAGTCGCTCGCTTCCAGGACCTCCGGCGCGAATTGCTTGTCCATGTCCTTGATGCCGGCGGTCCGGCAGAATGCCGCCTCGATCGCCGGCCATGACAAGTCGTGCTGTGACGCATGGATCGCCGGACCTTTCGGCCTGGTGTTCATCATCATGTCAGCCTCGACATGAGCGGCCGCTTTAATATGTTCCGCTTCCAACTTAGCCGTCGGCCATTCCTCGTTGAGTGCTTTCAGCTTTGCTTCGCTCGCCTTCTTGCGAGCAGCACCCATCACTTCGGCAAACTTGTCATTCGGAACCGTGGACCTGTATTGCTCGCCGATGGCTTCGATTCTGCCGATGTGTTTTTCGTGCGCGAGAATCACACCGGACAAATCAAACCGCGGCGCATTGACAACCGCATCCTTGCCAGCACCTTCGACGCTATCGGCTTTTACCTTTGCGGCTTCAACTTCTGCATCGTACTTGGCCTTGAGATGTTGCTTCTGATCTTCGCGAAGCTCCTCAAACACAAAACCAAGGGCTTCGACCCATTGCGTAAAGTTCATGTCGCTCTCCTTGTATTGCGCGGCGGTGGCCGCTACCTTGGCGGTCGCTTTGCGGTCCGCCCCTATTGCCACGAAACTGGTTTCACCAAGAGTTGATTTTCGTGCTACGTACAGCGGTCCAGTAAACGTCTTCCCGTTCACTTTCGTTGCCACGCCTTCGCCGACGAATTCCAATTTGTCGGGCCGCACGCCCACGGATGCTTTCCACGGAAAGCCATTTCCGGCCGCGGCCTGAACCTCGGCTGCATCAGTACCCGCACCCGAAATCACGCCGGCAAGTCTGATGCTATCGCCACTGATATCGACCTCATCGGCATGACCCACCACACGCGAAATATTATGGTCGCGAAGGATTGGAATTGGCGACTTGGCGTTGATTCCAGACAGGTCGATAACGACAGGAGCGCCGTAGTAGTTTACTTGTATCGGTCCGCCTGTGTACGCCATCATGCTGAATCGCTTTGGTGACGTTGCCTTATCATCGTCCGCCGCGGCGATCCATTCAACGGAAACAACTTCGCCCTGAATCGGAAGAAGTTTTTCAACGGCCTCAATCCATTTGGCTGTACGATGCCTCAACTTGTGGTTTCTGGTTTTGCGCATTGCGATCACCTTCCGTTGTTGCCCACCGTCGCCATCCGACGGTTTCTAACCGCTGGTCGATTTGGTGGCTCATCCCGCTCATCATCAGCCGGTTGTGATTTTCCGGTCCCAAGATGTTTTGTGAACAAGGCGGCCTTTAGCTCATCAACCGTAATTCCGTAATCCTCCGCCATCGCGACGTACTCTTCCTCGATGTCTAGCCCATCTTCCGCGAGAATCCGGCGAAGTCCGGCTATGCCGTTTGCCAGGTCAGTCTGTCTCGCATTCGCGGTTTTGGCTTCATCAATGACGGGCTTTCGCGGCCAATCCCAACCGTGCGACGGGGCGGGATCTTTCGGAACAGTCCAGCCATATCTCAATACTGCTTCCGCGAACCACACAGCAAATAACGGTTCCAATACTTCGTCTTCGATCTCCGACTGCTCGACATCGACCGAAACGAAATAGGTAACATGATCAAGCTTGCCACCACTAAATGAATAGCCGGACGAATCAGCCGCTGCGATATTGTACGGCATGTTGATCGGCCGCGCTTGTTCGCGTTGTTGCGAACGAACGAATTCATCGTACGTTGAACTAGGCTGCTCCGCTTTCGGTTGGAAACCGTCAAATCCGGCTGGAAGCGCTACCATCATGCCTTTCTCAATCGGCATCGTTGACAGCGGGCGGACGAGATCAGGGTCAACCGATGGCAACATCTGGGTTTTCAAAAACAACGAGAAGTTCGCGATGTTCTCGGCGGCGACCACCGTTGCTTCTCGATAGCGGCGGCCCTGAGCAAATAGATTCAGCGTCGGATGCAATTCGGATACGCCGCGATGTTGGCCCGCCCGATCCTCGCGGAATAAATGGAGCATGTAGCGAGCCGGTATCCTCTCGGGGGTTGGCGACAAACTCGACCACGACCCGCCGGGATGGTACTTGAGCACGTTGTACCACCTCGGATTTCCGTACTCGTCAAAGTCAATTCCGTCGATTTTGTTCGGTTCGAGAGGTCCGAGATATGGAGTCGTGACCTGTTCGCACTCGACTAACCGAAGTCCAAGCTTGACGCGATGCCGCATGCGTGGATTTTGCACGATGATCGCGAACGCTTCACCGTCGCATACCTTGGCCTTGACAATGGAGCGAAGGCGTCGCGACAACTTGACTTCGGCAACCCACGATTTCCAAGCCGCTTCAATCATCGCATTGAAGCCTGGACTTCCGGTCTGCATCCGTAATTTTGGACCACGACCTACCACGTAGTTCGCCTGCGTCAGTTGCACACCCCGCCCCTGCCCGTTGTTCCCTAACTCGTAACGGGATCGTCTTGCAATCCGCTCTCGCACCGCCTTGGAATTTGCCGAATCGGCATCAAGCGCGTCGGCGACCAACCAGTGCTGGTAATTCTGGCCTGACGTGCTCGCGGCATCATAACTGCCGCGAATCGCTCGTCGATCATCCATCTCGACTGGTTGACGAGGTGGAGGCGAAGAAAATAGATTGCGGACGGCCGCGATGAATCCCATCAGCCACCTCCCGGAGCTTCGAGCCGCACGAACCGCAAACCAAGATGATTTTTGGCCGCAGCCGTTTGCGCGGACTCATGCTGCAGTGCCTCCATGAGAGACTTGATGTCGTGGCTTTCAACTCGCCCCTTATCGGTGCTCGCCACCTTGGGATTTCGCGCGGCTACGTCCAGCGCATCAGCTATCGTGGATGGAGTTGCCATACCCTAGAGAATAGGGTTAGATTAGCGGGCAACTCAAGAGAAAGCGGCACGGGTTGCTATCTGTGCAAATCGCGAGGAGTTTCGCACGTCCTCAGCAACGTTTGGCCGCAGTTCCGGCAAACTCGCCGGCGGTGCCGATTGCCATTCGAGACTACGTACGTTGAGACGACGCGCCAATCCCTGCAACCGCATCGCGGGCATGCCCACGGATCGGAACCTGCTTCGGCCGCGAACTCGCGTAGAGACTTCGGCTGCTTCGCATCACTCATCGCCTGGCCATTTCCGCAAGGGTTAATCGCGGCTTAGCTGGTTTCGCTTCTGATGGGATCGGAGACAATCTGCACAAAGCAGCACCTGCGCGGGCAAGCGCTGTTGCGTCAAGGTAATGGTTGGGGCCACGCTCCCGTAGAAACTTGCGTTTCGCTGGGTCCCATTCCTCGCTGATAATATGTGCCGCGAATTCGCGCTCTTCATCAAGTGATGTTTTCTTTTGTCGACCATCATGGCCAACACGAGGATTGTGCAGTCCGAGACTGCCTGGCGTGCCGACGTCCGCCTTGAATGCTTCTTGGACCCGCATCTTGTAGGCGTCGGCATTGACTTCGCAAAGCGGTACTTTCTGCCGATAGTCAATGTGGCATTCGTCGAATTGTCTGATGGCCACATTCGGTTGCGGCCTGCGATATCCCCCAAACCCTTTGCATGGCAGACACCTTGAAAATCCAATCTCGGACGCAAATACGCTCACTGGTTGAATCGACCAGCCTTCGTCCTTCCAGCCGCTATCTATCAGCGTCCAGTCTGGAAACCGTGCCGTTGTTTCATCCTCTATATCTAATCGCCAAGGCTTGTCTCGCTGCATCCATTCCCACCACTGACGCAGCCCATCAAGTACGGCATTTTCACAAGCCTCTGGTCGCATAGTGCCAGTTGAGAATCGCCAAAAATGAAAGTCGATGATCGAGCCAAAACACCGCTCATCCCACGCGATAGCGACCCAGTGCAGTCCGAGTTTCTTAACGTCCGCGCCGATCGTCAGCTTGGCAGTCTCTGGTGGAACAACACGGTAATCGCTCCCGCTGCGAGACTTGCGAATCTGATCAATTGTCAGGTCTAATAGTCCCAGTTCGTCCGGCGGATCGTTGTCGAATTCGGTCGCGGTATTGGCAGGTCCGATCCGAGCGACCCAACCGTAATAATGCTCCAGCGCCGACACCTCGACCGTCCCGCCTTCCGGCCTTATGCGATGATCGAATCGGTGAGGATTCGCCACCTCGCCGCCTGCGTCCATCTCCTCACGCCGAGAGACGTAGAATTCGTGAGCCACCGTCGGTATCGGTGCCTCGCGCACATCGCCCGTCTCCCCGGTCCAACCCTGTTTGCAAAGCGTGACGAATTCCGCCCATGCCTGCTGATTCGTCGGCGGACGCAACAGAAACCGCATCCGCCGGCCGCGGAAGGACGGATACTTGTCCTGGTCTGTCAGTTGAGCAGCCGCCGAAGTCCTACTCGCACACGTACACAGCACGAGCCGGGATACCGGGTTGCGTTGCGATCCGAGAGCAGCGATGTTACGGTCAATCTTGCGGAGCAGCTTCGCCGCTTGAGCCGGGTTGCAGATCGTCTCGTCCGTGTCCGGGTCGTCGATGATCACCGCTCTTGGACGACGGTTCCTTATGCGCATGCCCCTGAGCGCTGAATCGAGCCCCTGCGAAATCACGATCGCACCGGCGGATGGCGAGCCCGGCACGTTGGGGAATACCAGCCGCTCACCTGTCCAGTGAAATGACGTGGACACCATCTCGAACCGCTCGCCGTTGTCGTGCCGGGCTCCATTTGCCACCTGCATCTTCGCCCGCTGAACGGTGTTTTCCAACGCACGCACAGGAGCACATGCCTCAGGATAGTACCGCAGAAACTCGTCGCTCTCACCGATAGCCGTACGGATCGTCTCCAGAATGTCGGCTGCGTTTTTCGCCGTCGCGCCAAGGATGATCCACAGGTCATTGCCGCCACCCTGCAGGATCGCCTTGAGCGTCAGAGCGATCGCCAGCGTCGTCTTTCCTTCACCCCGACTTGCGGCCGTCGCCCGGTCGCCTCCCTGCGAAAGCAACGCCGAAAAGTCCGCCACCATCTGCCGCTGTTGTGGCTCCAGCGGATAGTACGGATCCGGTGAGAACGCCGGCCAGTACGATGAGAGCCATAGCTCATCGTCAGCCTCACGCCGAATCCGCTCCTTGCGGTCCTCAGCGGAGAGCACGGGGATATCGACTAAGCGACTTCGCAGTCGCCGTTCGCGTTTAGCAAGTGCGTCTCGCTCTCGCTCTGATAACCGCGTATCCTTCCCTTTCGCCTTGCGGATCTTGCGCAGTTGCTCCTCGAGTCGTTTTTCAGTTTTGCTCAACTCGTAGAATACGTTAGTCATTATTTCGACAGCCTCGGTTCCATACTACCCTTTACCACCCAGACGGACTATATCTCCGAAAACAGGGCTAG